ATTTAAATCATTTGCATCATTATCTTCTGTTGCTAATCCAAAAGCCATTAATAAACTGTATCTTCTAGCATAAGTTAATGCACTACCTTGCTTTTGTGCTGGATTATCATTACCAAATAATGTTGCATCTACTACTCTTGATCCTCTTAATGGTAAACTTTCTTTACCTTCTGCATTTACTTTAACTGTCATTATGTAATCATCACCATCTATTCTATCTATAAATTGGTAATAACTCATTTTATTTTCTTCTAAATATTCATGAATTTGTGCTATGTCTACATATTGATAAGAATACTTACTTCCATTTTTTGTTGGTATTTCAGCTGTTTGATTTTTTTTAATCGTTTTAGCCATGTTTTTATTTCCCTCTTTCTAAAAATATATTTTTTTCATCTTTTTTTAAATTCTCAATTTCTTCTTCTGTGTAGTAGCATTCTTTGTTGTCAATTAATCTTTGAATTGTATTATAGATGTGTCTTAATTTACTTGCATTAGGTGTTCCCCTAATTATCATTTAAATCACCTGCAAATAAATAATCTAATGGTAATTTTAAATTAGTAGTATGTTGTAAAATATCTTGGATTTTACTCATTTCTTTTAAATTCCAAGTTGCTTTTCCATTTAGCTTTTTGTAAAATCCCTGTGGTGTAATCCCTACTAATTGAGCCATTTTATAGTTTCCTATATTGGCTCTAGTCATTTCTGCTCTCAAGTTTGCATATTTCATTTTAATCCCACCTTCCCCAATACATTTCATCTTACTGAATTATTTTTTTCATTATGATGAACTATCTTCTATAAAAAGCATACTACCATAAATTACCAAAGTCAACAATTTTTTAACAAATAAAAAAATATTTATATTTATTATGTATATGTTGTTTACAAATTGTGTTACATTAATTTAAAATTATTTTGGAAACATTTGGATGAAATTGGATGAAATTGGATGAAGGAGTAATTAAATAATGTATTTTATTAAAAATTTAGATTATTTGTTAGAAAAAAAGGAAATTAAAAAAAGTGAACTAGCAAAAGAAATAAATATAGCACCAAGTACAATATCTGCTTGGTATAATGGCAAATATGAAAAAGTTAGTTTGACTGTACTAAAAAAACTTTCTGCTTTTTTTAATGTTACTATGGATGAATTAGTTAATGATGATTTAAGTGCTACAAATGAAATTAAATTAGTATACTCTAGCAAACACTTTACAAAAGAGGAATTAATTTCCATTGACAATTTTGTTAAACTAATTGACAGTTATAAAGAGAAAATTTATAGTTATGATGCTTTTAAAGATTTAAATCATACAAAGTTTACTAAATGTAGAATGTGTGGAAATTTAGTTTTAATAAATTCTGTTATACCTATAAAATCAGTTAGAAATTGCAATAGATGTAAAGAAAGGACAATTAAATGAAAGTAGCAATTTATATTAGAAAATCAAGAGAAGATAAAGATGATTATAAAGAAGATACACTATTAAGGCATGAAAGAATATTAAAAGAATATTGTGATAAATATGATTTAAGATATAATGAAAAATCAATATATAGAGAAATTGTTAGTGGTGATAGTATAAATAATAGACCACAAATGCAACAACTTTTAAAAGATGTTGAAAATGGATTATATGATGGTGTTGTTGTTGTAGAATTACAAAGATTATCAAGAGGAAATGGAATAGATCAAGAAATAATAAAGGAAACTTTTAGAAAAAGTGGAACTATTATTTATACATTAAATAAAGCCTATGATTTATCTAGTGGGGATGAACTTGATGAAGATATGTTAGAATTAAGTTTATTTTTATCTAGGCAAGAATTAAAGGCAATAAAAAGAAGAATGATTAGAGGTAAAAAACAGGCTCAAAAAGAAGGTTATTATACTGGTGCTACTGTTCCTTTTGGTTATAATAAAGAAAAACAAAATAAAGGCTATGTTTTAGTGCCTAATGAAAAAGAAGCACCTATTGTACAAATGTTATATAATAAGTATGCATATGAAGGTGTAAATATAGCAGAATTAGTTGATTACTTAAATGATAATGGAATTAGAACTAGAAAAGGTTTATTATGGCAACCTACATTATTAAGAAGATTATTAAAGAATAAAATAAATTTAGGTTATATAAATAGTACAACAAATGGGGTAACAACTCATTTTAAAGGGAAACACCAACCCTTAATTGATGAAGAAACTTATAATAGAGTTTTAGAAAAATTTAATCAAAATGCACCAAAAGTTAAATCTGATAACATTCTTAAAAATCCTTTAGCAACATTTTTAAGATGTGGTGGGTGTGGTAAAGTTATGAACATGAAATTTAAATGTAAAACCACAAATAAACCTGCTATGCTTGACTGTAAAAATAAATATTGTAGTAATAAGGGTGCTTATTTTCATTTTGTAGAAAAGAAACTAATAGAAGAACTTGAAGAAGAATTAAAAAACTTTAATTACTTTTTAGAAAATACTGCTGATGAAACTAGAAAAATTAAAGAAACAAAAGAAAAAGAAAAAGCATTTATTAAATCTAATATTGAAAAGAAAAAAGCAATGATAGATAGATGTTGTGAAATGCTTGAAGAAGGTATTTATAGTAAAGATAGATATTTAGAAAGGGTACAAGCCATTGAAGAAGATTTAAAGGCTTTAAACCTTAAATATGAAGAATTAAATGTTATTGAAGTAGATGAAGAAGATAGAGTTAAAAAAGCAATACCTATATTAGAAAATGTTTTAAAAGAATATTGGAATTTAGATGCAGTTGATAAAAATACTTTACTTAAAACCATTATTGAAAGAGTAGAATATACAAAAACTAAAAGAAAATCTTATAAAGAAGAAATTGATAATAATTTTGAATTAAAAATATTTCTTAAAATATAGGTATTGTAATACCTTCTTCAATATGTTATTATTATAAAATAAATAGGGTTATCATAAAACATCCATTCAATAGGAAGTTTTATGATACCTCCAAATAAGAGTTCATAAAACCTTTGATGAAATATAGGAGTGTAGAGAGGAAAACCACTTAAAATCAACCTTTACAACTAACCATTGTAGGAATTGCCGTTTGAGGGTGTGCAGGTATGCCTTGATTTTTTAAGAACGGAGTTGACTGTCCTGTCGGTTATCTAGTTATAAACTAGGTAGCAAGGGGGTAACAAGAAAGTTGTGGTAACTTACGGTGTTTTATGGCAGACCTTGACCGTTGATACATAGTATCTGAATTGTTCCGAGCAGTAATGCTTGGGTTGGCTAGGAAACCTCATGAAAAAGGGGCTTACCTTTTCTTCTACCTCTGGTGAGTTATAATCATTATGACTTGCCAGGGGGAGAAAAACATTCGTTTCCTAATCCCCTAAGGCTTACCAGTTTGGTACATGAGAAGTCAAGAGTGCATAGAAAAAAAGTTAAAATGTTTGTTGTCGGTAATATTAATTATATATATATTAAATAAACTATAAAGAATAAAGAGGTAACTAGAAATGAAAAGAACTAATAAAAAGAAATTAAAGAAGAAGATAATATTTGAAATAATGGAATGTCCTTTTAAACTAGATTTTATTCCATTACATAAACAATTACTAGAAGAAACATATTATGATAAAAGAATGGTAAATGAAATAATAGAAGAATGTAAAAGTAATATAGAATTTTAAAATAAAAAAGACTAGGTATTAAAGCCTAGTTTTTCTTTATATCATCTTTTAATAAAGCAACTTCTTTTTCTACTTTGTACATTCTATCAATTAAATTATTATGTTCATGTACTTTCTTATCTAGTTCATCAATTCTATAAAGAACTAAATCATTACTTTTCTTATTAGATGAAATTGTTGCAATAATAGATGGTATAGCAACACATAAACCACTTATTACTGCTACTATTATATTTGTCATGTTATCATCCTTTCTATGCTTCTTCTATGTCTGAATCATCAGCTGGTGTTAAATCATATGATACTGTTCCATCAAGATTTGTAGTTTTCTTTACTAAATAGCAATGAACAGTTATATTCCAAAAGTTAGCTTGATAATTACCACTATTGCTACAATATAAGTTAGTACCATTTCTTGAATAACCATAAGTGGTTTCTAATTCAATTTCACTTTGTTTAAATATTCTAGTTGATCCTATTTTTCTCATTGTAGTATTAGACCATGTATTAATTAAATTACTTTGAAAGTTGTTTAAATATATACTAGCTTGATTATTATTTTGAGTATGCATTTGAGCAGTTACTCTATATGCTTTTTCATAAGCACTTGGTATTGTAATACCTGTAAATAATCCATCTATTAAATTATAATCATAAGAACCTAATACTGCATTTTTACCAGATGTAGTCATTTGGTAGCTATCATATAAAACTTGACTTCCTAAATAAATAACATCATCTATTGGAAAGTTATTGCTCCATACACCTTCACTTGTTAATGGAAAACAATTAAAACCAGTTGAATTTAATATATTATCAAAATAAATTATTGGTATTCCTTTACCTAACTTTAATACATAATTTGTAGAACCTATTCTATCAGTTAAAATAACTTTTACATTCCATTCATATGTATTATCAGCAGTAAATTGAGTTTGAACATTATCTTGAATTGTAGTTAATGCACCATAATTTGCCTCACTAACTTTTTTTATTTGATATTGAATAGTAATAGTATTATTATTATCTAAACTTGAATAATCAGCATCAACAGTTAAATTTGTTGTTGCATAATAGTTATTTAATCTTTGAAGTGTAATAATTGCACTTGGTAAAGACCAAGAAAGAACTTGAATTGTTAAATTTGTTGTTGTTGAATTTCCTCTACTATCAGTTATTGTTACTGGTACTGTTAAATTACTTGATACATCTATTGTTCCAATATTTATTGTTAAACTTGATCCACTTAAACTTTGAGTAGTAACAGTACCATTTACATTTACACTTGCACTTGATAAAGTAGCATATTTTAATGCAGTAGCATTTGTAATATTAATTTGTAATGTACTATTATTTTGAATTATTTGTTGATTATTTCCAGTAATAGTAGTTGTAGTTGCATTACTATCTAAATAAGCTACACTAAATGTTGGATTAGCATTAACTATTGTTAAAGTAACTGGTTGATTTTGATAAAATGTAGCACCTTCAATTACTGTTTTTACATAAAAATATACAGTTCTAGTATTTGATGTAGTTGTAGCTTGTCTTAATACATTTCTTTCTGCATCAGTTAAATTAAAAGTATAACTTGTACCAGTTAATGATATATCTCTATATGCTATATCTGGATTACTTCCAGTTAAACTTATACAAGCCTGTAATGAAGATACATTAGTACCTGCTGAATTATTATATTGAATTGTAGGATTTTGAATATCAGTAAAATTTGGTGCTGATGTAATAGTTGCATATCTTGGTATAGTATCTAAAGTAACAGTTTGACTTGCACTAACTGATTTACCAGCCATTGAAGTTCCACTTGGTCCATTTACTTTACCTTGAATATAACAAGTACCAGTTCCATTATCATTATGATCTTTTGTTATTGTAAAAGATAATAATGTTACCCAACTATTAGTAATAGATTTATGAGTGCTAAATGTTTGATTTGTTCCACCAATATTTAAATTACCTGTCCATGTACCTGTTGTTGTATATGAATTAGTTCTTTTAGCTTGAATTGTTGCAGTAACATTTGAACTATTTGCAACAGAACCATTTGATGTACTAGACCATGTTATTCTACCTGTTAAATAACCATTTGTTCCTAAACTAATTGTTCCACTTGCCATTAATTACCTCCTGCTACACTTACAAGACCTATTCCATCATTTACAACATCACCATTATCAGTTATTGTAATTGGTATAAATCTTAATTTATTACAAAGTGTAATTTCTTCTTCTACTACTGATTTTTTCATATGAAATTCATCACCATTAACCCAATATATCTGGTTATCATTTCTATCATAACCAGCAAATCCAACTGTATTATTAATTAATACATATGATCCATCTTGACCATACATTTTAAGACCATTTTTATTTAATTCTGCAATTAAAGTATTTGCTTCATCATATACTTCTATTTGTCCATTTTGATTTAAATTTGAACCTAATTTTAATGTACCACCTTTTATTAAATTAGCAGTTAAATTAATTACATTTATTTGTTCCATATTTAATACATTGTCAATAGTCCATGCACTATTAAATGGTCCATTGATTCCATTATTTGAAAAACCAATACCACCATTATTAAGCATAATTACATTAGTAGCACTTTCTTTTGGTAATGTATCTACTATTAAAATTTTATCACCTTCATAAATTACATAACTTGATCCAAGTGCATTCCAAATTTTATCTTGTGCTTGTTGTAATTCTTGACCAAGTGTTATTTGTAAATTTTGGTTAGATTCTTCAATAGCAGTTTGAGTATTATTTGTTATAGTAGTCATTAAAT